GGTTTGCGAGAGGCGCGAAAAATTTTCTTGGGAGGCTGATGGCCTGAGATGGGCGCGGTAGTTTCTCTTTCGCAGAGGCGCGAAGAAAAAATTCCACATTTGTCGGGTTGGGCGAAGTGCATCGGTTGTGGTCATCGGTGGATGGCGGTGTCGCCGATCACGGACAACCCGCAACCGTGGATGGAGTGCCCTTCGTGTTCGGCGGAGAAGGGCATCTTCGTGGCGCCGTGTTTACCGGAGGACGGGAAAGAGATTTGGCGATGCGGGTGTGGAGGGGAGTTTTTCGTGATCTTGAAGGGTCACTTCCAATGCGCGAATTGCGGGACGCATCAGCACTTCGAGGGGGCGTGAGATGGCGCATCTGCCGCCGTTCGAGGTCTTGTTCCCGCTGTCGGACGATATTTCGAAGATGGCGGTGCCGACGCTTGATTCCTCGTGCGGTTGCCCGATGATCTTCATCCCGAAGGATTTCTTGAGCGTGAGGGCCGACGAGAGAGATGATTCTCTGGAGAGCGTGAATTGATCTCCATCGCCGGTGTGGATTTCGAGAAGCGCCCCGGGTGCGAGTACAAGTGGCCCTATGAGACGCTGGTGGCGAACGCGAAGTTGGGGATCACGGACGCCAGTAAGCCGAACGAGAAGGCCGACCCGCGAGTGGTCGAAGCATCCCTCCTGCGGTCGCTGATCCTGGACGACCTGTGGTTCATCGTCTACTTCGTGATGGGGGTCAAGTCCGCGAATCATCCGTTCGTGGTGCGTGCGGCGAAGGAAGTCGAAAGCGGACCGAAGGACTTCACGCTCGACGTGTGGAGCCGCGAACATTTCAAATCGACCCTGCTGACCAAGGCCGAGACGATCCAGGACTCGCTGAAGGACCCCGAGGACTCCACGGGAATCTTCTCCGCGGTCCGCCCGCTGGCGAAGAAGTTCCTGTTCGAGATCAAAGAGACGTTCCAGACCTCGAAGTTGCTCCAGACGTGCTTCCCCGACATCGTGTGGCGCGACTGCGAGAAGGACGCGCCGCTGTGGTCGCTGGACGAAGGGTTGATCCTCAAGCGGAAGACGAACATGGCCGAGCCGACGATCTCCGCGTGGGGCCTCACGGAAGGTATGCCTACCGGCCTGCACTTCGGCAAGCGCAAGTACGACGACATCGTGAACAAGGACATCGCCGAATCGGTCGAGGTCATGGAGAAGGTCAAAGAGAAATACGATCTGTCGCAGTACCTCGGCCGGGAGGGTGGGTCGCATCGCGTCGTCGGGACGTTCTACCACCACAACGGGCCGCTGGTGTACATCCGGGACAAGAAGAACGTCGGCGGGGATCCGAAGTACCTGCTGCGTCTCAAGCCGGCCACACGTAACGGGCTGGCGAACGGCGTGCCGGTGCTGCTGTCGCAGAAATCCTTGGACGACAAGAAGGGCGATACCGGGTTCAACACGCAGATGCTCTGCAACCCGACGCCGCTGTCGGACATGCGGCTGAACTTCGAGTACATGAACCGCATCTCCCGGGCGTTCATCCCGAAGAACATCTTCCGGATGATGCTGATCGACCAGGCCGGGGACCTCGAATCGAACGTGAAGAAGACCGGCGGCGATTCGTGGTCGATCGGCATCGTCGGCGTGGAGCCGAAGAAGGACGACATCGGGCAGTCGCGGCGGTTCCTTGAGGACTTCTGGGTGCAGCCGGCATCGGAGTCCGAGGCGATCGACCAGGCCGTGCGGATGTTCACCCGCGGCGGCGTGATCCACAAACTCGGCGTGGAGAAGGTCGGCATCTCCACGACGCACATCCACATCGCGGCGGCCCTTAAAGCGCGGGGCCGGCACGTGGAGTTCGGCGATCCCAGGTTCTCCGTCGGAATCCTTCTACGGCCTGCCGGAAGGAACAAAAAGAAGTTCATCGAAGCTGCACTCGGGTGGCCGTTGAACAACGGGAAGTGGCACTACGCGGACGACATACCGAACGCCTATCTCGACCGTCTGCGGATGGAGATGGTCAACTTCCCGGTGTGGCACGACGACGTGCTGAACATGATGTCGTATTCCGAGGACGTAATAAAAGATTGCAATCTGGAATTTTATGATGTAGAGAATATTCCCAGAAGCGTGACCGAGGTGATGGACAGTATGCCAGAAGCACGAAACTTTGCGTAGGAGGAGCGGTCGAATGCCGAAGGAAGATCCATTCGGGCCGGGCGGCGGGGCGGATCAGGATCGCGAACGCGGATACGCGCCGAAGAAGAAACCGGGGAAGAAAACAACGAAAGGCCAACTCCGGGAAGAGAAGGCGTTGGACGAGAAAGTCCTCCACCAATCCGACGATGAAATCGAAGACCTGAAGAAAATCCAATCGTACAAAAAAGGCGGCACGGTCAAGAAGACCGGCCTCGCCATGGTGCATAAGGGAGAGCGCGTCATCCCCACCAAGAAGAAAGAGACGGCCATGGAGCGGTTCGTAAGGACTCGCAACGCCAAGGAAGCGAAGGGCAAGCGGTAAGTGGCCCGCTCGAAAGACAGGGAAGCCCCCGCCGAAACCGCAAAGGAAAAACTCCTTCGTCTCATCAACAAACGGCTCAAGCGGTGCGTGGACAACGACCAGGAGAACAGATCAAAGTCGATCGAAGCCCTGAAGTTCCTGAACGGCGAGATGTGGGATGAGAAGGAACTAAAGCTCCGCAAACGCCGCAAGCGTCCCGTCCTCCAAATCAACCTCCTGCCCAAGTACGTCGATCAGATCGTCGGCGAGGAACGCCTGAACCGACCCCGCGTGAAAATCCGCCCGGTGGACTCCATGGCGTCCGTGCCGCTGGCGCGGATCCGCGAGGGCATCGTGCGGAACATCGAGTACCTGTCCCGCGCCGAGCAGATATACGACCAGGCGTTCGAAATGGCCGTCTCATGCGGCTACGGCGCGTGGCGGGTGTGTACGCGGTACACCGAAGAGAATCCGTTCATCCAGGAAATCTACCTCGAAGCGGTCAAGAATCCGTTCCTCGTGTACCTCGATCCCGACTGCAAGGACGATACGTTCGCGGATGCCAAGTATGGGTTCGTGCTCCAGCGGATGCCGCGGGAGGAGTTCGACGAGCGGTGGCCGAAGGCGGAGTACCCGTCCGATTCGCTGAAACTCGGCCTTGGCATGTCGAACGAGATGTGGTTCGACGACAACACCGTGACGGTCGCGGAATACTTCGTCCGCGAGACGGAAAAGAAGAAGATGGCGCAGATGTCGGACGGGTCGGTCGTGCCGTTCGATGAGGCGCAGGAAAAGATCAACGAATGGGACGCGCAAGCCAAAAAGATCAGGGCGGCGATCGAAGCCGCCAGAACTGCGGCGGCCTCTCCTGTGCCGCCAGCAGCCGCCGTAGGCTCCCCGGCGCCCATCGGCCCGGCCTCGTCCACCGCGGCCGAACCTCAGTCGGGTATGGAGCCTCCAGGGGCAATACCCGGGGGTGCGACGGTTCCTTCTCCTCCCGTCCCCCCGGCGCCCCCGGCGGATGCGATCCTCGCGATGACTCTCGGCGAGAAACCGAAAATCGCCAAGACGAAAGACACCGAGATCATCAAGATCCGGCGGTACATCACCAACGGCTCCGATGTTATCGAAGGCATGGACGGCGACGAGAAGTATTTCCCCGGCAAGTACATCCCGATCATTCTGTGCCTGGGCAAAGAGCGCAACATCGAGGGCAAGCGGTACGTCCGTGGCATGATCCACGACGCGATGGATCCCGCGAGGCTCGTGAACTACTGGACGACGGCCGTGGCCGAAACCGTCGCGCTGGCTCCGAAGGCTCCGTGGCTCGTGACGCCGGCGATGATAAAGGGATTCGAGAACGACTACGCGACCGCGCACGAAGAGAATTTCCCGTTCCTGAAGTACAACATCGACCAGAATGCTCCGATGCAGACTCCGACGCGTACCCACACCGGGGACCCTCCGGTGGCGCTGTTCACGCAGTTGCAAATCGCGCATCAGAATTTGAAGGATGTCATCGGCCAGTACGCCTCCGATGTCGGCGACAAAGGCCCGGAGCGTAGCGGGCCGGCGATCATCGCACGGCAGACGCCTGGGGACGTGGGATCGTTTGCGTTCCTCGACAACCTCTCCCGGTCGATCGCGCACTCAGGCAGGGTCATCAACGAGATGATCCCCGAGGTGTACGATACCGAGCGCGACGTGCGGCTTCGCAACGTGGACGAATCCGAGACGTTCGTGCCGATCAACACCACGGCGGGGAACGCGCTCAAAAACATCCGCAAGAATCCGAGCCGGTACTTCGGCCTCGACCCGAACCGCCTGGCGCAATCCATGAAGAAAGAAGGCGCGGACGCCCGGTTCAACGATATCACCGTGGGCAAGTACGATGTCATCATCTCCGTCGGGCCTTCGTACACCACGCAGCGGCAGGAGGCTTCCCAGAACCTATTCACGCTCATCAATTCCATGCCCGACAAGATGGGGATCGCCGCCGATATCCTCGTGGAGAACATGGACTTCCCGGGTGCCGACCGTCTCGCTGCGCGGCTTCGCAAGGGCATCCCGCCGGCACTCATCGAGCAGAGGCCGGGGGATCCGCCGCCGAAACCGCAACCGCCGCCGATTCAGGTCCAGGTACAGATGAAGAAGCTGGAGTTGGAGGACAAGAAAATCTCCGTGCAGATCGAGCGGCAGAAGGTCGAGCAGATCAAGGCGGTCAAGGAACTCGCGGATGCCAAGGGGGAAGTGAGAAACACCGTACTCGGGCTTCTGAAGGAGGTCATGGCCTCCGACCATCCGGCCGACATGATGCTTCGCGGCGGGCCGCCGCAGATGACGCAATGATGGACGCCAGGACGAAAAAATAGGAGGGGACGGATGAGTACACCGGAAGAGATCGCACGGCAGGAAGCGGAAAAAGCGGCGGCACCGCCGTCACCGGCACCAGACGCGCCGAAACCCACCGAAGAGGCACCGCCGGAGACTCCGGCACCGGAACCGAAGCCCGCGGAAGAGGCGCCCCCCGCCCCTCCCGTGGCCTCTGTTGCCGAACCGACCGAGGGTGCCGAAGCCCGGATTCGCAAACTCATCGGCGAACGCGAGGACGCACGACGCGAGGCGGCGTACCTGCGCGGACTGGCCGAAGGTCGCGGCCCGAAGGCCCCCGATGCGGCACCCGCCCCGCTGAAGATCGAGGACTATCTACCGACCGAGCAGGAGTTCGCCACCGTAGGACTCACGGCGGAGAAGTTCCAGGAGATCGGACGATCCTACGATGACCTCCTCATGGCGAAGTCGGCCTTCGCGATCGAGAAGCGCAACGCCGTACTGACGAAGCGGGCCGACGAGGACCGCGCCAGGGCGTCGGTCGCGAAGTCGGAAGAAGCATTCATGGGCCGGATCCGCGCCGCCGCAGAGACGGATCCCGACCTTCCGCTGATCGTGAACGCAACCAATCCCGCCGACCCGAATTTCGTGCCGATCAGCCAGGCGATGGCCGAGGTGATCCGCGAGTCCGATATCAGCCCGAAGATCCTCCGGCACCTCGCAAACAACAAGGCCGAGGCGATGCGGATCTTCAATCTCTCTCCGCTGACTGCGGCGCGTGAACTCGGGCGCATCGAGGCGAAGATCCTGGCGACCCCGGCTCCCGAACCTCCGAGGCGCGTTTCGCAAGCCCCGGAGCCGGTCAAATCGCTCACGCCCACGGGGGTCACGGAAATAGACCTTGACAAAGTTCCGATTGATGATTTCATGAAGAAGAGAAACGCGCAGCAGTTCGGCGCAGCGAGGTGATCGAAGATTCACCGCAAGGCTTCCGTAAGCACGACGTAAGCGGAGTTCGTCGCCCGCACGGAAGCGCGACTCAGGCACGTGACGCCTGCCTCCTGTCACTTCGGGACTCAGGGACCCGGCGAGTAGTAAGGCAGTAGCAGCAAAACACTCGTTGAAGGAGGCAGTAAAGTGGCGAATACCCTTCTCACGCCGACCGCATTGACCCGCGAAGCCTTGCGTGTCCTGCACAACAACCTGGCCTTCGCCCGAGGAGTGAACCGGCAGTATTCCAGCCAGTTCGCCAACTCCGGTGCGAAGATCGGCAACACCATCAACATCCGCAAGCCGAACCGGTACTTCGTCCGTACCGGCGCCCCGATCAACGTCCAGAACACGACCGAGGCGTACACCTCGCTGTCGCTCTCAACGCAATGGGGCGTGGACATCTCGTTCTCCTCGGCGGAACTGACCCTCACCCTCGACGATTTCTCGAAGCGGATCCTCACGCCGGCCATGGCGCGGATCGCGTCGAAGATCGACGAGACGGGCCTGGCCCTCTACACCGACATTTACAACATCGTCGGCACGTTCGGGACCACCCCGGGGTCGGCCTCCGGCGGCACGGGCCTCCTGAAGTACACCGTCCCGGGCGTGTACCTCAACGCCGGGATGATCCTCGACCACAACGCCTGTCCGCGGGACGGCAATCGTCGCGCCATCCTCGGGCCGGCGGCGAACGCCTCCTCGGTGGAGGGGCTTTCCGGCCTCTACAACCCGCAGGGGGTCATCGCCTCGCAGTTCAAGAAGGGCCTCATGGGCCAGGCGCTCGACTTCGAGTTCGCCATGGACCAGAACGTCGCCACGCACACCAACGGCACCCGGGCGATCTCTGCGGAGATCACCGTCCAAGCGACGTGGGCCTCCGGCTCCAACCTGGCCCTCACCGGCGGTGCGGCGACCATCAAGAAGGGCGATGTCCTCACCGTCGCCGATGTCTACATGGTCAACCCCGAGAACGGCCAGTCCACGGGCATCCTCCAGCCCTTCGTCGTGACCGCCGACACCACCATGAGCGGCACCACGAACGTCCCCGTTTCCCCGACTCCGAAGCTCGCCGGCGCGGGAGTGGCCGACGGGAACATCAACCGCGTGCCGACCGCCTCCGATGCGGTGGTATGGTTCGGCGCGACGGCCTCATCGGGTCCGCAGAACATGGCGTATCACCAGGATGCCTTCACGCTCGGCACGGCCGACCTCGAACTGCCCAAGGGCGTCGATTTCGGTGCTCGCGAGAGCTACGACGGCATCTCCATGCGGATCGTGCGGGCCTACGATGTCAATTCGGATCAATTCCCGTGCCGCATCGACGTGCTCGGGGGTTGGGCCACGCTCCGGCCGGAACTCGCCTGCCGGATCACGGGATAGGGGGGAGAGAACATGACCGCACCGAACAGCGAGAGCGGAAGCATCAAGGCCCAGGGATCTCCCAACAGCCCCGATGGCATCGTCATCGGCAACGCCTCCACGGAACTCGTCGGGTTCTTCGGCGCCGCGCCGGTCGTGCAACAGACCGGAGCGACCACCGTGACGACCACGGGGATGGCGTCCGGAACGTCGGGCATCTACACGACGACCACGCTGAACGCCGCGTTCATCACGGCGGTCGCCGGGATCCAGACGGCCCTCAAGAACCTCGGCCTTACCACGTAGTCGGCAGAGCAACCGAGCGATAAACAGGCCGGGGGAGGGCGTTCAATTTCCCCTCCCCCGGTACTTCAAACAAGAGGAGGTCGAATTGGTAGATGGAATGAAGTTGGTCATCGCCACCCCGTTTTACAATATGGCCGGGTGGAGTCCTTACATCCAGTCGCTTGTGAACACGATCCATTTTCTCGCGAAGCACACTCCCATCGAAGTGCAGTTCTGGCCGCTCAACGGGGATTCCTACGTGGAGCGTGCGAGGAACACGATCGCGAACGCCTTCATGAAGACCGACAACACGCACCTGATGTTCATCGACAGCGACATGGAGTGGGACCTGGACGGATTCACGAAACTGATCGCGTCGGACGTGGACGTTGTGGGGGCCGGATACCCCTGCAAGAATCTCTGGGATTTCTACGGGTGCATCCTTCACACGAACGAGGACGAAACTCCGAAGGTTGACCCGAAGACGGGCCTCATCAGCGCGTGGGGAGTGCCGACCGGATTCATGAAGATCCGGCGCCAGGTGTTCGAGAAACTGGCCGAGGCGCAACCGGACAACTTCTACTTCGTGAAGAACAAGGACGACAAGGAACCGGACAAGCAGTACAACTTCTTCGGCAGGATGCCGCCTCTGGGCGAAGACATCTCGTTCTGCCGGCGATGGGTCGATATCGGCGGGGAGTTGTGGGTACAGCCCGAAGTCACCATCATCCACTACGGCACGAAGGGGTGGGAGGGGAACTACGGAGACTTCCTGAGAGCCTGCCCGGGCGGAAGCAACGATCCCGCCCGAAAGGTTCCGGTGCCTGAGTGAAAGTAACCCTCATCTACTGCGGCGTTGGCGTTGCGGGCTTCTGCGCCAATCGTCTGCCGGGGGACCGCGAAGGTTCGTGGATCGGACACGGCATCGCGTCGAT